AAAAAATGAAACCCGAAGGTCAATCGGACCTTTCGGCCAAACGTGGGACACCCACGAAAAACAATGCCTGGAAATCATCTCCATAGGCGCGTGTGAAACCACCCGTTCCCGTTGGGTTTGATATAGTTAACCTAGGCAAGGGAGCATCATACTCGAGAATCTCTGTCGGATCTTTACAATACCGAATTGGGGCAACTCGAGTGACGTTCTGATACGGTACTTGGACTGACAGTACACCGTTTTCACGGGAATTGTGGGTGTAAGCCAAGTATCCGCGAGATCCACTAGTAGGTGCAGGTTGCACTGGAATCGCTGTCCATACGGTGGTACCAACACCATAACTAGTGTACGCAACAAGATCTCGCGACGATTCAGCAAGAGTCGGCTCAGTAGGTGTCAAATTGTCAACTTTTGTGGAAAAACGAACAGAACCTCGGAAAAACGCAAAAGGTGAAAGCAAATAACTGTGGTACTTGGTTTTGAACAATTGCGTCGACGGAACAGTGTACTCAGCATCTAAAACCCAAGGGTAAAATGATGACATGGCTGAGGCCTCATTAATGGGAGCGCCAAAGTGTACATGCCTTTTGAGTAAAGATGAAAGAGAGAGAACTATCTCAGACATTGAATTCTGGCTCGCTGTCAACCCAAAGGCAGACGTTGGGGCTGAGCCAACTGGAGCGTCAATAGCCTCTAGCTGAGTTTTGTCAACACTGGGACCATCAGGACCTTGCGTGAAACATGGAATATACCTGGGTTCAATAGGACCAGCAAACTCAAGATCCGACGCTCCTCGAACATACACAGAAAAATACACCTGGGATCCGACAGTCTCTGGAGCTTGTAAAGGTGTGACTACGTGAACATACATACGGCCCATCGAAGTGCCTGCACGCAAGTACTCAAGTGGGATCATGTAAGGAGTCTGAACTTTCACAATATTGCCAGTCGCCAAGTCATAAATCTCACGATACGCGAAAGAAGTGTCAGTCAAAGTGACCATAGAGGCTGCAGGACCAGGTACAAAGGAAATGGCAATCTGCCCACGATGAAATCCAGTCTTTGCAGCTTTGAACATAAACTCAAGACCACCACGATAAAAACGAAAAACTTCAGCGAGAAATGACACAGGTGTTTTGTAAATTTCAGTTGATGATACAAATTGTTGGAAGTCAATGGGGTTCAGCTCACGAGTGTAAATCTGTTCCCCAGGCGCATTTGTTTTGTCAAAAAGAAAGAAATCCAAATAACTATATTGGCCTTTAATAAAAGCAAGACTCATCTCGTCAGCACCATCAGGTGAAAAGTCATCTATAGCCCTTAACTTTGCCGATGAGTCAAGACTCATTGGAATCGCAGGGTCGACAGCATTACAATTTGGAAAACACTGTGCAGGGTTAGATGACACACGGGACACCGATGAAGTAACAAGCGGCTTGGACCAGCCAAATGCCGAGGCCGCTCCACTCAAAGCAGAAGCAGCCCATGAAACAGTGCCAGCATAAGAACCAATCAACGGAATTGACGAAATGTTTGCAGCAAAAGACGAAAGTTCGGCAAAGAAGGTTGAAACGGGTTTTGACTCAGCATCTGAAGGTGCAATCTTCTTGCGTTTGGGACCTTGAGTAACTGCAGTAAGAGTCTGACCATATAGCTCAACATCTTCCATCCAAGTCCAGACACGGAAGTTAACCTCGAGTAAATTGTCAGGGCCTGTCCGCAATGGGGACAAAACAGCAATATATACACGACCCCAGTCGACCGATCCACCAGTGAGCTCAATGAACTGTGATGTGGCCACGTATGGAATACGTAGAACGACGGACGACTCATTCGCTTCAATGTCAACACCAGGCAACTGGGACAATGGAATGGCATTTGTAATGTGAGCACTCCCCTTCCTCGCGTTGAGTGAAAAACAAGGGTAATAACACAAACGAAGGCGCCCGGCATGATAGGGCGTACCATTCAAATCAAGACGAATACACAAAGTAGAACGTAGGCCAAAGAAACCTTGTAATTTGTTTATTTTCATTGAATTTGTATAATACGGTTTTGTGTCTGAAGCATACAAAATTGCTCCAATTGAATCAACAACAGTGAAAGAACCAGCAAAAACTTGATAAGGCTTAGCCAGGTAATCGGCAATAGTGCTAGTGCTGTTAGGCGTATACAAATCGTACACATCTTGGGACCTGCCAACACTTTGAATAGCCGACACCGGATCTGCCACAAATGATGTTGTGCCTGTCTGAACGACAGGACTTGAGGTGTCTTGATTGTAGACACCCATATTTGTTTTTTGAAATGTTTCTTCAGTGAGCCGCTAACCTACTTGTAGGAGGGCTCAGTCCTACAAGGTGCAATATTTAATGGTTTTAGGAACGGGCTGCGCACCAGGTGAACCGTCGGATCCACTAGCCGACACCAGTACGACGACGAGAGTTGTGCTTCTTCGCCGAAGACTCCAGGAATTTATATACCTCAAATCACCTGGTTGAGATGAGGGGTTTTACTCACCAGTATTCGCAACCACGAGCTAAATACTCAGCTCGACGATCGCATTGACTTTTGTTCCAGTTGACCATGAGGTGCCTTCTGGGGTCAACCCTTCGAGCAGCTTCATGAAAATCAGATCTCCAAAAATCCCAATCTTCCTTTGTATGTACACTCAACTCATCGAGAAAACCTTCGACCTTGACACGAAACAACTCACCGTCAACATCTTTCTTCTTGGCCCACTGGATGTTCTGTGTTATCGTATCAAGGGTCAACCTCATATACAACACACCATCTTCCAGCGCCACTTTTCTCTTCAAAAAGGAAACATCAAAAACTGAACGATGGGATTCATTGAACTCAGCATTCTTCTCTTCATCGGTATAGACCATGCCCATTTCAGCCATAGCTTTTGTCATCGATGCGTACGTAATAGTAGCGGAACCGTACGAAAGAAGCTTTTGAGTGTCAACCTTCCACACATTGTCATCTCCATAACAAATATACTCAACGACTCGCTCTTCATACAACTTTTTTAAAATTTTCCTTGCTGAAACGAAAGTGTCCGCTCCTAGTGAACGGGCGACCCCATAACGCAAAATAATGTTGTTACAAATAGTGTTTAAGATGGTTGTAATTGGATTACCAGAGGGATTAGAGTTGTCCCACTCAATAAGACAATCTTTATACTGAATGAACGGTTTTGTGAAAGAGTAAAATACATTTTTCGCAATTATAAAATCCTCTTTAGACAGAAGATGGCCGAAGTTGGCCTCATATACAGACCAAACTTTATCTACGGCGTACGAAGGTAAATTTTTATCAAAACTAGAATGATCACCAGCATACACATTTACATCAATCGAGCCCCCTCCAAGCTTTTCAACAAAAGATTTGAGCTCAAATTGATCTGCAACATTAATGCCGACCGCTGAAGAATTTTTGTACCTATTAGCAGGATCTTGATACCATGATGCAAACGTTCCAAAATACTTACGGATCAAAAGTGTATTTACAACATCACAAGAGAAGACCACTCGTGTCTTCCCTGCTTTGACCTTCTCATTAGGTCGCAGTTCATCCTTCGGAAAAGCAACAAACACCATGGGGATTGGTCCTTTCTTCAGAGACTCGATAGCCTCGTCAAACTGACTCTTAATATGTACAGCCCCTGGTGTGTCAAACGTGTAATTTTCATCAAATCCAAAGGCCATTCGCTTCTTTGTACCCACATCACTATGAAACCTGGAGGGACTACCAGAGGCAGTTCCACGGTTAATTGGTTTTAGATATGGGGCCTTGATCTTAGATCCAGTCACCGTTTCCTCAAATGACAAAATCGCATCCGTCGGACGCGTTGTTTCCTTCAACAATTCATGAATATATACATCAGTTGCCGCGTTCAAAACTTCCATATTGCATAAAAGACCTCCACGAGAATACGACTTCAACGATTCGGCAACAGGATCAAACAATTTTCCATTCAAAACAAAAGGATTTAACAATGCTGGGCGCTTTAAAGGTGGTGCTGCAATTTCACCATAGAATGGTGATTTACAAATTTCAGACTTATATACAGTAGCAACACTTGTTGCCTTACCACACACCTGAACATCCTCTAGGGTGGTGTCATCACACTGCCCAAAAGTGAAATGAGTGCGCATATCCTTAGTAGCATTAAATTGAGTAACAGCAACATCAAAATGGGAAAAACAACTTTCAATAAAACTTTTCTTAAGGATAATACCAATACCCCTAGTCCCGCATGGGCTGCCTGCGGCATGAATGCCAACGATCTTAGACCGTTTTGTGGCATCCACACGCGTTAAGATTGCACCACACTGTCCATTCTCAGTTGCGATGTCATACTCCAATGTGTCCACGGACTTATATACAGTACCATCAGGATTCGAAGCTGCCACTGGACGTCCTAGTCTAGCTAGGCCGCTGTTCATAGAGACGACAACCCTGTCATCATCGCCTGACCAGTGACTTAGTCGAATGTTGAAGGATGGGGTAGTATGGACATCATCTGCAACATGGTGTAAAATGTTCTGACAATTAAAACCAAAAACATTAACACAAACTAAATCATTATTTGGACACTCTAATGGAACTAACGACTTAACTGTTACCGTATATGAAAACCTATTCTTTTTTGAGGTCATTTTCGAAAAAGTCAAATTAGTGTGTTCTTTAACAATACTATGGTATATGTGTTTATTCATTACAACTAAAGATCCACCAATGCCAAAGGCGTATCCGCAAAAGACTCCATCTTCGCTGAGAGTTAAGACATTCGAGCTCAATAGAGATCTAAGTACTTGGTCGTGTTGTGTATCGACGCTCTGAACCACAGCCAAAGCATCGCGGGCTGACCTGCGCGGTTTCTTCTCTTTAAAGAAGACACGAGTGGTTTTATACGTTTT